GACCGGCTTCCGCGCTTCAACTACGGCGCTTTCGACGCGCGAGGCAACGGCCAGTATCTTGCCGAGGTCACGATGCAGCGGTACGGAGCCAACAGCATCGGCCAAATCATGCTTACACAGAACTGGTATCTGGATCACATGCCGCGCCTCAAGGCCGCATTCGAGGATGGTACGCTGGCCAGCATCCCGAAAGATCGCGACATTCTGGATGATCTGCGCGCGATCACCGTCATCAAGGGTATCCCGCGCTTGCCGGAAGGTAAAACAAAGACCGGTCAAGGCCAGCAGCGCCACGGTGATGCGGCGGTTGCGCTGTGCCTGGCATGGTTCGCTGCTACACAGGGTGGCGGCCTCATCGAATACCTCGAAGTGCCGCTGCGCTCCGAACAAGCAGATCAACCTCGCGGCGGGAACTTTATGCGGCCTCCGCCCGATACAGACTACCAGGCAGACATGGGCCGACGCGCCTGGTGATGGAGATTACTTATGGCAATTCTTGACCAGTTCGGCAAGCCCATCGACCTTGATAATTTCGACCAGCCACAGACATCTAGGCTGGTTGGGCTTTACAACCAGGTGGCAGGACACCCATCGCGCAACCTCACGCCAGCGCGCCTGAACGCCATTCTTCAATCAGCAGAAACCGGAGACCTGATCGCACAGCATGAGTTGTTCCGCGATATGGAGGAGCGCGATGGGCATGTATTTGCCGATTTGAGCAAGCGCAAGCGCGCCGTCATCAAGCTGTCATGGGACATCATTCCACCACGCAATCCGAGCAAAGAGGAAGAATCAGCTACCGCCTATGTGAAGGAGTTGCTGCTCGATATGACGGATCTCGAAGACTTGTTCTTCGATGCGCTCGACGGAATTGCGCACGGCTTCTCTGCCATCGAGTTGGAATGGCAGCGAGTGGGAAGCGACTGGACGATTGTTCGTGCCCATCATCGCCCACAGACGTGGTTCCAGCTCGACCGTGATACGCGCACCGGCCTGTTCCTGCGTGATGGCACGCTAAACGGTGCGGCCTTGCGTCCTTTTGGCTGGCTGATGCATATCCACAAAGCGATCTCAGGTTATACGGTGCGATCCGGACTTGGCCGAGTGTTGGTGTGGCCTTACCTGTTCAAGCACTTTTCCGTCGGTGACCTGGCTGAGTTCCTAGACATCTATGGCCTGCCGCTACGCATCGGAAAATATCCGTCGAATGCCAGCGATGCGGAAAAAGCAACGCTGTGGCGCGCGGTCGCTGGCATCGGACACAACGCGGCAGGTGTCATTCCTTCGGCTATGGCTATCGAGTTTCAGGAAGCCGCCAAGGGTTCGGAAAAGCCGTTTGAAGCCATGATCAAGTGGTGCGAGCAGACACAGTCCAAGGCTATCCTGGGCAGTACGCTCACCAGCACCGCCGAATCAACCGGCCTCGGCTCCGGCGTGGCCGAAATCCACAACGAGGTGCGGCTCGACATCCGTGACAGTGACTGCAAGCAGCTCGCTGGAACGCTGACGCGCGACCTGATCTACCCGCTGCTGGCAATCAATAAAGGGTGGGAAGACTTCCGGCGTTGCCCGCGCCTGGTATTCGACGTCACCGAGGGCGAAGACATCAAGACCTACGCCGACGCGCTGCCCAAGCTGGTTGGCATCGGTATGAAAATCCCCACGCAGTGGGCACACGAAACCCTGCGAATTCCATTGCCATCCAATGACAAGGAAGACGTGCTATCCGTGGCCTCGCCTCCAAAGGGCAAACAGGCCGACACCAAGGCCGCATTGCTGGCCGCGCTGCGCGATAAGACTGGAGAGTCAGACTTTCCAGACCAGGCTGCGCTCGATGGCGCACTTGAGGAACTTTCGACTGTCCTGCAACCACAAGTCGCCGCCTGGCTCAAGCCAGCGCTCGATGCGCTGGCAAAAGCCAATGACCCGGAATCGGCACTGGCTCTACTTGCTAGCGAAAACCCGCTGACCGATGATGCTGTGTTGGTCGAGGCTATTGCCCGTGCTCTATTCGTATCCGAGCTGCTTGGAGCGGACGGCGTCCGGCAGGAGTTGAAGCCGTGATCGACAAGACCATCCTGCTGGCTGCGTTCAACATGCCGCCAGAACAGGCGGTTGAATTCCTGCGCAGCAAGGGCTTGCAGGTAAGCGATTCATGGCGCGATCTGTGGCAGGCCGCGCATAGACGCGCTTTCACCGTGGCGCGTTCGGCTGGTTTCGACGTACTGGAAGACATCCGTTCTGCGCTGCTGGAATCCATGACCAAGGGTGAGAGCTACCAGCAGTTCATCGACAAGTTAACGCCAACGCTACAAGCCAAAGGCTGGTGGGGTAAGCAGATCGATATTGATACCGGAGAAATCACTGTTTATCCAGGCACCAGCCGCCCGGTGGAGTTGGGTAGTCCGCGCCGCTTGAAGCTGATCTACGAGCAGAACCTGCAAACTGCGTTCATGACCGGACGCTGGCGTGGCATGAAGGATGCCACGGCCACGCATCCATACTGGCGCTATGTGGCCGTTCTGGACAGCCGCACACGGCCTAGCCACCGTGCCATGCACGGACGGGTATTCGGGCATGATGATTCAGCATGGTCAGTTGCCTACCCTCCGAACGGCTGGCGCTGCCGCTGCCATGCGCAGCCATTGACCGCCGCCGCCGTGCGCCGCGAGGGATACACCGTTCAGTCTGCTGATGGATACATTAAGCAGGTCGATGTGCCACAAAAGGATGGTTCCGTGCTTAAGGTCAAGCGCCTGCAACTTCCCGGAATGGACAAGCCGTTCCAGCCGGATGCCGGGTGGGATTACAATCCTGCCGCCGACTACCACGGAGGTCAGCCGTGACTTCGTTCTCCGTTCAGATCAAGGGCGACGTATCGGACAAATTGGCCGCTTTGCAACAGCGCCTGAATAACCCAGCACCTTTGATGGCAGGTATATCCGCCGAGCTATTCTCCCTGACCATAAGCGCCTTTGAGCATGAGAGCGTGGTCGGAGGAGACAAGTGGAAGCCGCTGGCGCTATCAACCATTCGTCAGCGAGAAAAGAAGGGGCAGTGGCCAGGCAAGAAGCTGCAACGCTCAACCGCTGGCCTTGCCGCCAGCATCCAACCGTTTCACAACGCGCATCAAGCGGGTCTAACAGTTTCCAAACCCTACGCAGCCATCCATCAGTTTGGAGGTATGGCGGGACGTGGTGGTAAGGTGGAGATTCCTGCCCGGCCCTACTTGCCGGTGAGGATGGAAGGTGGTGGAACAGAGTTGACGCCAAAGGCGCGGTCGCTGCTTGAGGAGATGTTGGCCGATTTCGTCGAGCGTGGGTTGTGATGGTCTGTTGAGGTGTCTTGATACGTTTTCAATTGTTGCAAATTATTTTTTAAATGCCTTCCTGATTCTTCCCCCTTGTTCCGGGTTCTTCCCGCATTTATCGTGTTTTTCCCCTAGTATTTATCGTGGTTCCGTTCACCGTGACAAGTTGCTTGTTTGCCGACTCAAAATTCAACGTAAGCGGTACAGATTTCCCAGCTTTCAGTGCTGACTTTAGTCCAACCAATGTCACGTGATAACCATGTTCACTGGTCATATCGGCGCGGGTATTGGCTGACAACTCTACATTCGGTACCGTAATCGTCTTCATCATGCCGCCTTTGTGCAGCATGGTGCGAAGCTCAACCGCTTTTGATTTCGGACTTGAAGCGCCAACTAAAAGCACGGATTGTTTGCTGGTGATGTACATGTACACATTCGCCGTATCCTTTCCCGGTGCCGTGGCAAATGCCCACGCTCCTTCAATCTGAACGTCCGCCGCATATACGCCCGCATTCAGCAGTAAACCTGCCACCAATCCCGCGACTCTGCACCATTGTGAGTACAACTTATTCATGATGTTTCCTCCACTTGATCCAGTTTATTAATAAAACGACCAATTCTAAAACCAAACTCTGACTCACCACACCCGAACGAATAGGTGTCATTCACTTCACACCTTCTTTTTTGCCCTAGCGGGTAAATTACGAAATTTAACCACCGCCCCACCAGGGAAAGGTAACAGCGCATTTTCAATCACCCTGCCGTCCCCGACCAAGTCAGCCAATGAGACTTTGCGCAATTTTCCCAGGAACGCCTCCAACGCTTCGTCAAACAAACTATTCAGCTTGCACACCTCGGAAATTGCACAATGATTCGTCTCCGCATTGAAACACTCCACTAAATCAAAACCCTCTTCCGTGCCTTGCAACACCATCTCGACGTTAATTTTTTCTGGTGGAAGAGCCAATCGCACCCCACCGTTGCGCCCACGCACGCTCTCGATCAACCCAATCTTTGTCAACTCGTGAGAGATTTTCACCAGATGATTCTTTGAAATGGCAAAGCGGTCACTCACCTCTTGCAGGGTGACCAATTTATCCGTACATATGGCTAAATACATCATTAGCCGAAATCCCAAATCGGAATATTGAGTCAGTTTCATTGCTGCATTCCCGTTGGTGTGAAAGCGTTCCTGTAGTCCGTAAAATTCCGTACAAAACCATTAAACCAACAGCACAGTCTGGTGCATCGGCGCAGAATCACGAGACTCCCATGCGGCATATGCATACGTTATACATGCGCGGATTATACCTGTTCGGCACTGCCTCTGTTGGCGGTATAGTCCAGTCGTTCTCTGGGCACCTCTATAAATTCATTTTGCAGACGAATCGCCGCGTTGCGCGGTGCTCGGAATCCTCATGTACATCTGTGTACACTCCGGTTCCTGCGCTCCGTGCGCCTTGCGCTTCATCCCGCAAAAGTGAATTTTTAGAGGTGTCCCTCTGATGTCGCCGCAACTGAAATAACCGCAAACCCTTTTACTCACCCCGAACGATTTATCATGAGCATTCGCCGCTACACGGCTCCCGCATTTATACCCGACGATCCGCATGGAAATGGCCAGTGCTTGCCCCTAACGAATGCTATCCAATGAAGCGCAATGATTAATCTCGAAAGCAGGATTGCAACATGACACGGAGCGGTAATTTAAAACGAACACCACAGACTGTCGCGGTCATCGGCGGCGGTCCGGCCGGCTTGATGGCGGCGGAAGTGCTCGCGCAAGCCGCCGTGCACGTCGAGGTCTATGATGCAATGCCCAGCGCGGGGCGCAAGTTCCTGATGGCCGGTAAAGGCGGAATGAACATCACCCACAGCGAGCCGCTCGACGATTTTCTCTCCCGCTACGGCGCACACCGCACCGCGATCGAACCGCTGTTGCGCGCCTTCCCACCCGCC